TTGTTAAACGCGAAGATGGTTATCCTAGGAGAAAACCTATCTACAAACCATTAACAAAAGCTGATATAAAAAACTTTGTACAAACTGGTTCTAAGACAGTACGGCGTGTTGCTCGAGAGGAAATAGATGTTTGAACTATTACAATTTGTACCAATATTAGTTGAAGGATACAATCCTATAACAGGCACACTTAGCATTGATATAGTAGGTGTAGGTTCATCACCAACTGATTGGAGAGACACATTTCAATTTATTATATCAGTTATCATTGGTTTCTTATCAGCATTAGGTTTAGAAGCCTTAGTTACATTTTTTAAGAGGAAGAAATGGGACAATTAACAATACCAATTCACGATCCAGATTATACAGTGGCTTACATACTATTGTTTTTAGCAATAGGTTGTATTATAATAACTTATAAACTTTGGAAACGAGGAAAAAATGAAACAAAAACATAAAGAAATGCTTGCAGAAATCCTTCAGGAATATAAATCAATAGATATTGCTAAGGCACTTATGGATTATGATTACACTTATGCAGATCGTGTAGCAATTAATCTTGATTTTGAATTACAAGATAAAGAGATGTTCCTTTCTAAACTACTTGGAGATAGTAATGATAGCAAAACAGCGCATTGAAGAAGAAATACTTGGAGATGATCTTGAAGGATACTTTGCTTGGCTTGATGCATTGAGAGAATCTGGCTCCTGCAATATGATGGAAGCTCCAAGATGGCTTAGAGATGAGTTTGATATTACTAAAAAGCAATCATTTGACATTACATCCATGTGGATGCAACAATACGGAAAGAGATAATGGGACTAGTATTCAGAGATCAAACACTTTTAGAGCCAACTGCCAGCAAGGAGTTGGTTTTAACAACTAACAAACCAAAGATTAAACGCATCTATCTTGATATGGATGGTGTTCTTTGCGACTTTGAGAAGAAGTATCAAGACTTTTTTGGTGTTCCATCTAAGATAGACGGTAAACATTCAAAAGATTTCTATAAAAGATGGAGAATATTCATAGAGAATGATTGTTTTCAATATCTTGACTGGTATCCAGGTGCAGAAAGACTGCTTGAATTTATAGATAATGAGTTCGTATGGTCAAACTTTGGACAAGTATGTATTCTTTCTTCCAGTGGAGGCCATGAACATCATGAAAAAGTAGTTAGAAATAAGTTACAATGGCTCAGAGACCATAATATTTGGTACCATCCATTCATAGTAAGTGGAAAAAAACTAAAACAAACGTATGCAAACAAAGATATGCTATTAATAGATGATGCAAAGGAGAATGTTGTCCAGTTTATTGAAGCTGGAGGACATGGAATACATCACAAGAGTGCAATGCAAACGATAAAAGAACTTAAAGAATATCTATTTTAATGAAATCTTATTTAAAATGGGCAGGATGTGGCTTTGTAATCGTAGGAGCCTTACTTACAGCCTTTAATATTTACCCATTAAACTTATTAATTCTTAATTTAGGCATTGTTTGTTACGTTATTTGGAGCTTAATGACAAAAGAATACAGTATTTTAGTATTAAATGTGGTACTTTTTATAATTTACCTTGTCGGATACCTTTTTAGTTGATGGAATACCCTGGGAAAGTTGAAAAAGAAGATAAAATAATTTTTGTAGACGAAAATATTATAACATGTCCGAATAAAAACACTCCAGTTTGGAATCTTCACCCCAAAGTTTACATTGAATTAAAAAATAACGAAGTAATATGTCCTTATTGTGGACAAAAGTACAAAAGAGGCAACAATTATGCATAAAATATTATTTTTTATCCTTTTTACAATAAGTAGTACTGCATTTGCTACTGATCTTAGTCTTTGTCTTGGTTGTCACAACGAACAAAACACAATGAATCCAACAATTGCTGGTCAACATTCTAAATATATTGAAAATCAACTCAAATATTTTAAAAATGACAAAAGAATTAATGCAATCATGCAAGGATTATCTAAAACATTAGATGACAATCAAATAAAAGCAATATCAAAAGCATTTTCAGAGAAAGAATGGGTCAACTCTAAAAATATAACAAAGGAAGCTAATAAAGCTAAAGGAAAAAGATTTGCTCAAATGGGAAACTGTATGGGTTGTCATGGTTCAAATTTAAAAGGTCAATCAAATATTCCAAGATTGGCTGGTCAAGATAAAAATTATCTTAAACAAGCAATGTTAAAATTTAAAAAACATGAACATAAGTATTATCCAATGATGAATTCAATGCTTACAAGATATAGTGAACAAGATTTAGATGTACTAGCTGATTACTTATCAGGTTTAGGTAAGTGATGGGTTTCCCTCAATATAGTGATAACTAATGATTTTACCCAAGACATTTTTTACATAATATTGTTAAATAGAGTAAGTGATGTTTTTTTTAATTTATTAAGGAGAAGTAGATGAAGTGGACTAAACCTACAGCAACAGATTTGAGATTTGGGTTTGAGATTACAATGTACGTTGCAGCTAAATAGTAAACTGTAGTAAAGTTAAAAGGCCTCTGAGAAGGAGGCCTTTTTTTATGAATATTATTATTAGGAGATATAATGAAAGTATTATGTATACTTTATGATGATCCAACAAGTGGTGTCATGCCCAAGCCAAGAGATCTTCCAGTATTAGAACAATACCCAGATGGACAAACATTACCAACACCAAGTGCAGTTGATTTTGAACCTGGTGAATTATTAGGTTGTGTATCAGGTGAACTTGGTTTAAGAAACTTTTTAGAATCAAATGGTCATGAGTTAGTAGTAACATCAGATAAGGATGGTGAAGGTTGTACAGCTGATAAAGAATTAGTAGATGCTGATGTTGTTATATCTCAACCATTCTGGCCATATTACTTAACAAGAGAGAAGATGGAGTCAGCTCCAAACTTAAAAATGGCTATCACAGCTGGTATTGGATCTGATCACGTCGATCTTCAAGCTGCAATGGATAACAATGTAGAAGTTATGGAAGTAACATATTGTAATTCAAGAAGTGTTGCAGAACATATTGTAATGATGATCTTAGCATTAGTTAGAGATTATCATACTCAACATAAGATTGTAAATGAAGGTGGTTGGAATATTGCTGATGCAGTATCAAAGTCTTATGATCTTGAAGGAATGAATGTTGGAACAGTTGCAGCTGGTCGTATTGGATTAGATGCACTGAAGAAGTTAAAAGCATTTGATGTAAAACTTCATTACTTCGACAAGCATAGATTGTCACCAGAAGTTGAAGAAGAAGTTGGTTTAACGTATCATGATTCTGTAGAGTCGTTAGTACAGACTTGTGAAGTAGTAACAATTAATTGTCCATTACATCCAGAGACTGAAGGTCTATTTAATAAAGAACTTATTGCTCAGATGAAACATGGATCTTATATTGTTAATACAGCAAGAGGAAAGATCTGTGATAGACAAGCTATTGTAGATGCTCTTGAAGAAGGACACCTTGCTGGATATGCTGGAGATGTTTGGTTTCCACAGCCAGCACCAAATGATCACGTTTGGAGATCAATGCCTAACCATGGAATGACTCCTCACACTTCAGGTACTTCCTTAACAGCTCAAGCAAGATATGCAGCTGGTGTTAGAGAGATACTTGAAAAGTTATTTGCAGGTGAGCAACAACGAGACGAATATACAATCGTTTCAAATGGTGGATTGGCTGGAGTTGGTGCACATTCTTATACAGAAGGCTCGGCAACAAGTGGATCTGAAGAAGCAGCAGAATATAAAGCATAAGGAGAATATATGAAGAAAGTAGAAATGTATGCCGACAACTTAGGTAGGTTAATAGTCCATCCTTGGAAGTTAGGAACAAGACGAGGTACTAGAGGTCCTAAGACATTCTTTAAATACATAGCATTTTATTGGACTATGTGGTGGGCAAGTGTAGCAAGTGTATTTGGGTTTATTGTATGATGTAATAATGCATAAACCAGAAACACCAGGGTCTGACTTTGCAGTTAAGTTAATGACTATACTATTATGGATAATGATAATAATGTGTATAGCTGCTATTGCCTTTACAGTAATTGTTACAGTTATAGCCCTGGTGTTTGTTTTACTTGATATAAATTATGATTGGTCGTGGATGTTATAACTACTTGATTTTACAGGATATTTTTATATGTTATCTTTGTTGGGTACTATTGAACTAAATCCAAATAAATCTACAGCTTTCCATGAACAATACATTTTCCATTTAGATACTTTTGGACTTGCATCTTTCATTGCTATCATAAAAACTCTATCAGCAGCTATCTTAGCTTCATCTACAAGTTTCTCATCCTGTCTTTCTTGTTTAGTCCAACGATATTGTCTAATATTTTTATAGAGTAGATCATGAATGATTGCTGCTCTTGCAATATCAAATGGAGCTATTAATACCCATAACGCTCTTGGAGCAGAAGCAAGATCTGTAACAAAACCTTTTCGTACCACTATAGTGATTGTCTCATTCACATTCTTTTTTATTCTTACACCAATTTTTTTTAATGTTTTGATTTCTGTCTCACTAAGTTCATTAGTTGTATAAGATAGATCTCTTCCTAACACCCATTTCCTGGGTGGATTAAATTCAGCCATTATTTTATTATTATATTTTCCCATAATTCCTTATCCGTAAGCAAAACTAGAACCACATCCACACGTTGATGTAGCTTGTGGGTTCCTTATAACAAAAGATGATCCTTCTAATGGATTATCTTTATAATCAATCTCAGCTCCTAATACATATTGATAACTCATTGCATCTACTACAACACTTGCACCATGTGCTTGAACATTAGTATCGTCAGCTTCTAATTCTTCTGCAAATGCAAATCCATATTGGAATCCAGAACATCCACCACCTTGTACAAATATTCTTAAACCTGATGCCTTAGGATTTATTTCAGACTCACCTTTTATCAAAGTTTTTATTTGTTTGGCGGCTGCCTCTGTGACATGAAAAGGATCTGGAGCTTTATCTGTTGTAGATGCTTCATCTGCAAAATTAAGTAATGCATCAGCATCTGACGTGTCTTCTTTTTTTCTGAATAATTCTTTAAACATTCTTCATCCTCCACATGCTCCAATGGGTCTTTCTTCTTTAGTTTCATCTTCAGATGACTCATCTGCAAGCACTTGTGTATGTGTAAATATTAAAACAAACAATGCAAACCATGTTGCCATTAATAATGTATATAGTATTCTAATCATTATAGATCTCCTTTACTTAGGACATGCTTCTTTTGTTGCAGTTAAAGATTCTGGATCTCTTGCATCATAAAACCATACCCAGCTTGTAAAAAGTATATCGTTGTTAGTTAATTGACATTTCTTGCCAACTTTAATTGCAATGTTAGTTGGGTAACCAGGTACTGTTGAACATCCACTTATAAAAATAAAACATAATGCTAATAATGTATATCTCATTTAATTTCCTTAACTAATTTTAAATGGAGCTTCTACAACTCCGATTAATAAAAATATTACAGATATAATTATAGCTGCATAAATCCAAAACTTCAATATAGGTTTCCACTCACTGCTTCCAGACTCTTTTTTTGGGTCTTTCTCCCAGCCTAACCATTTCATTTATTCTCCTATTCATCTTCCTCTTCTTAATACATTCATAGAACTTGGACATGTAAACCCAGGACCAACATTATTACTTTCTACTATGGGTTCACCTCTTTTACCATTTTTCCATTTTGCAGGACAACTATAAATACATTGTAAACCACCATCAGATAGTTTCTTGCGCTTTTTGATGTAGCACCACATATCATCTCGACGATCTTTCTCTCGTTGTATCTTATTAATTCTCTCACGCTTTTTGGCCTCTACAGGATCAACACCTCTTGGTGGAGGCACAGCTTCTACTGTTAATGTAATAAGTAACAGAAATATTAAAAGTATTTTGGGTAACACTGTTGTTATTTTCATATAAGCCACGTATACTATTTATATAGTTAATTAAATATGGAGGCATTATAATGCATGATTTAGAAATGGTAAACGGCGAAGCCGCAATGGCTTATGTAGGTGAGACACCTTGGCATGGACTTGGTAAAAAAGTTCCTAATGATGTTAGTCCTGAGCAGATGCTTGAGACTGCTGGTCTAAACTGGCAGGTTGTAAAGAAGCCTTTGTTCTATAAAGATGCTGAAGGTATCAATCGTTCAACTAATAAAGTTGCTATTGTTAGAGATACTGATGATAAGTTGATGACTGTAGTATCTAAAGAATGGAATCCTGTTCAGAACTTAGAAGCATTTAAGTTCTTTGATGATTTTGTTAAAGGTGGCGATATGGAAATGCATACCGCTGGTTCATTAAGAGACGGAAAGATGGTTTGGGCTATGGCTCAGATCAAAGATTCTTTCGAATTATTTGGAGGCGATAAAGTAGATGGATACCTTCTTTTTAGTAATCCTCATGAGTTTGGTCGTAGTATCGACATCCGGTTTACTCCCATTCGTGTTGTGTGTAATAACACTCTTTCATTCGCTCTTGACCAAGAGGCTAATCATTTTGTGAAGCTAAGCCATAGGCAAGCCTTTAATCCTGATGAGATTAAAAGTACTCTTGGTATTGCTAAGGATAAATTAGCTCTTTATAAAGAAGCTGCTCAGTTTCTTGGTTCTAAGAAGTTCAAGAAGGAAAATCTTCTTGAGTACTTCAATAGAGTGTTTCCTTCTATGTCTTATGACGAAGAGAAGCGCAAGTTAATTGTTGAAGGTCTTTATAAGAAAGAGGCTGTGTCTCGTCAAGCTAAAGAAGCTATGGATGTGTTACATACACAACCTGGTGCTAAGTTTGCTCAAGGTTCATGGTGGCAGGCTTTCAATACTGTAACTTACTTAACCGATCATACACTTGGTCGTAAGAAGGATGCAAGATTGAATTCAGCTTGGTATGGTACTAACTTTAAGAGAAAGCAGACTGCTTTGGAGTTAGCAACAGAATATGCAGAGGTGGCGTAAGCCTCTCTGCCTTTTTGGAGATTATATTATGAAATATTGGACTATTGCTTTTGTGTTATGTGTGTTAATGAGTTTAACAGGTTGTGGTACTATTAGTAAAGTTAATCCTTTTGATAATGGTATGACAAAGATTGATAAGAGTAGAGGTGATAAAATACCTGAGTGGTTTTTAGAACCTGAAAATAGTGATCAAAAGTTTATTACTGCAGTTGCTACTGAGACTTCTAAAGATATGCAGTTTGCTATTGACAAAGCAATGATGGTTGCAAAGGTTCAGTTAGCTTCTAAACTAAAGACTGATGTTGAATCTTTGACAAGATCTTCTTCTGTGGAATCTGGATTTGGTATTAAAGATGTAGAAGAGGAAACTGATAGAGTACAACAGACTCGAGTAAGACAAGCTATTGGTTTCTATAAGAGAGAACGATTAGATGTCTTTAAAGAAAAAGGTGGTTATAGAGCTTACGTAATGTTGAAAATAAAGGTTGACGAAGCACGTAGATTAACGGAAGATAAGAAGGATAATAGTTCTCGTGAAGAGAAGTTTGATAACCTTAATCAATCTACAGTGGAAGTAATGCCTATATGAAGACAGCTCTAATAACTGGAATAACCGGCCAAGACGGATCGTACTTGGCCGAACTCCTTTTGAAAAAAAGATATATGGTGCATGGCATCATACGAAGAAGCTCCTCAATTAATACAAGAAGAATAGATCACATTTATAGTGATAAGAATCTTAAACTACATTATGGTGACATAACAGATTCATTATCATTAACTGATATAATTAAAAGAACACAACCAGATGAAATATATAACTTAGCTGCACAAAGCCATGTTAAGGTTTCATTTGAGACACCAGAGTACACAGCAATGACTGATGCTCTTGGAACATTGAAAGTCTTAGAAGCTGTAAGGTTATTAGATATGGTTGATAAGGTAAGAGTATATCAAGCATCAACATCTGAACTTTATGGACTTGTACAGGAAGTACCTCAGAAAGAAACAACACCATTCTATCCAAGAAGTCCTTACGGTGTAGCTAAACTATATGGGTATTGGATAATTAAAAATTATAGAGAATCATATAACATGTATGCATGTAGTGGAATACTATTTAATCATGAATCTCCAAGAAGAGGTCATAACTTTGTAACTAAAAAGATTGTAAATGGTTTACATGAAATAAAGACTGGTATTCAAGATTGTTTATATCTTGGTAATATGAATGCAAAGAGAGACTGGGGTCATGCAAAGGATTATGTTGAAGCCATGTGGTTAATGTTGCAACAAGATAAGCCAAAAGATTATGTAATAGCTACAGGTGAGCAATATTCAGTAAGAGAGTTTGTGGAACGTAGTGCACCTAAGTTTGGTTTTGATATAGAATGGGAAGGTGAAGGATTAAATGAAGTTGGTAGAGATAAAATTAGTAATAAAATAATTATTAAAGTTAGCCCTAAATACTTCAGACCTGCAGAAGTTGAATCGTTGTTAGGTGATGCTTCACTTGCAAAAAATGAACTTGGTTGGAAGCCAAAATATTCTTTCCAACAATTGGTAGATGAAATGTGTAGGATAAATTATATATGAATAAAGATGAGAAGATTTATATAGCAGGACATAGAGGTTTAGTTGGTTCATCAGTTATAAGAAACCTCAAAGCAAATGGTTATGAAAATATTATTGGTAGAACTAAAAATGAACTTGATCTAAGAGAACAAAATCCAGTTAGAGATTTCTTTGAAGAAGAAAAACCAGATTATGTTTTTCTTGCAGCTGCCAAAGTTGGTGGCATCAATTGGAATAAAACTAATCCAGCAGAATTTATTTACGATAACTTATCTATACAGAATCATGTAATAGATGCTGCTTATAGGTCTGGTGCTAAGAAGTTCATGTTCCTTGGTTCAGCTTGTATCTATCCAAAGGTAGCTCAAGTTCCAATTAAAGAAGAAAGCCTTATGACAGGTCCTCTAGAGCCTTCAAATGAAGGATATGCACTGTCTAAGATAGCTGGAATGAGAATGTGTGCATTCTATAGAAGGCAGTATAACTTTGATGCTATAAGTGTTATGCCTGCTAATTTATATGGACCAAAAGATAATTTTATTCCAGAACATGGTCATGTTATTCCTGGACTAATTAGAAAGATGTTTGATGCTAAGATAAACAAAGATCCAAATGTCGTATGTTGGGGTGATGGTTCTCCTACAAGAGAATTTTTGTATGTAGATGACTTAGCTGATGCATGTGTGTTCTTAATGAACACTTATAGTGAAGAAGAATTTGTCAATGTTGGTAGTGATGTAGAAATTAAGATTAAAGACCTTGCTGAAATGATTAAAGATTATGTTGGTTATGAAGGAGAGTTAATCTGGGATACAACAAGACCAAATGGTACACCAAAACGTGTCATGGATAATTCAAAATTATTTGATATGGGTTGGTCACCAAAAGTAGAATTCGAACAAGGACTAAAACAAACAATTAAATGGTACGTGGATAATAAATTATGAGTTGGCCTCTAATGGGTGAAACTATCACTATGAGTGATAGATTAAAAATGGCATACTTTACTTTGACTGCAAAGAAGTTTACTAACGGTGAAAAAGTAAAACAGTTTGAACAAGAATGGAATAAATGGTTAGGTTCAAGACATTCGTTATATGTGTCAAGTGGAAGTACAGCTAACTTTTTATTAGTAGCTTCTGTTAAAGAACTGTTTGGTTTGAAAGCTGGAGATAAAGTTTTACTTCCAGCTTGTACTTGGGTAACCAATGTTGCACCAATAATTCAATTAGGTTTAGAACCTGTCTTTGTAGATATTAATTTAGATAACTTCAGTTTTAATATCGAACAACTTAAAAAGATAAGAAATAAAAAAGATATAAAGATGATATTTGTTACACATCTTTTAGGTTTTGCAGGTAATCATAATGAATTACAAGATATGTTTCCAAGTGCTTTAATTATAGATGATGTTTGTGAATCACATGGATGTGAATATGAAGGTCATAAAGTTGGTAAGAAGAGTTTAGGTGCTACATATAGTTTTTATTTTGGCCATCATATGTCAACAATTGAAGGTGGCATGGTATCTACTAACAGTGGTGATCTTTATGATATAATGAGAATGAAAAGAGGTCATGGTTTGGCTAGAGAGTCAAGAAACTTTGAAACTTATGCTCATTCATATCCAGATATAGATAAACAGTTTTTATTTATGACTGATGGATACAATTTTAGGAATCATGAAATACCAGCTGTACTTGGTTTGAGTCAATTGAAAAGACTTGATAGTATGATTGCAAGAAGGAGACAAAATTACAAATCGTTTGTTAATATTATAAATCAGTTCCCGAAAATATTTTATCCTTTACAAGACAATCCAGGTAATAGTAGTTTTTGTTTACCTTTTGTTTGTAGAAAAACAACAACAATGATTAGACTTAAAAAATTATTTACAAAGTGTGGTATTGAATATAGACCTATTGTTAGTGGTAATTTATTGAGACAACCTTTCTTAAAAGATTATACACTTAAAGATTCTACTAACGTTGATCTATTACACGACAATGGTGTATACATAGGCAATAGCCATTTTGTTGGCAGTGCTCAACTTGAAACTTTGAATCGTATATTAAAGGAATATTATGGTAGCAGAAAATTTAGAAGAAGTTATAAAAACACAAGTAAACAAAACACTAGAAGAATCAGATCAGAACCCAACGGAAAAATTAGCACGTCTACCTGAGTTCATAGAGACAGATAGTCTTGGTGAGACTGTAGAAAAATTAGTTATCCTTCATATAAGAACATGGATGCTTGAGGATGCAATACAAGCAGCAATCAGCGATAAACAAATAGCTGACCTTAAACGTAAAATAGATATTTGTTTTAAGATAAAGAGACCAAAGTATGTTGCAGCTATCAATGCAATGATTGATAGTGCTATAAAAGAAGGAAGAACACTAAGAGAAGATTCAGTGAAACTTTATAAAGGTTTAGATAATGAATAAGATAGTTTTTTTCAATCACTATCATAGAGGTGATTTACATACAAGCAAAGAGTTTGTTAGACAAGTAATAAACAATGTTGATGCTGAATTCGAATATTGGTCTAATAATCCAAATGTTTTAGTATCAGATTTAAATTTGGAAATAACCGATTCACCAGATAGTTTAGATAAAAGCAAAGCTCTACTTAAACAAGGTGATACACTTTTTGTTAACACATGGGTAGGATGCCAATGGGATATATTTTGTAAGCATGGTGGAATAAACATGAATACATTTTATGAACAATGGGAACTTTTATTTAAAGGTATCAATAAGTTTTTTGGTTCTAATTTAGAATTAAGAGATAATAAAGAATCTTACTTACCAAGAATGGATTGGAGTAAAATAGATAAAAAAATAAAAGAAAATATTGATGTGTATATGGATATGATTAAAAGAAAAAAGGTACTCATATGTAATAATCAACCTGCTTCTAATCAATCATTTCTTTATGATATTGACAGTATGTTAATTAAGTTAGCAAAAGAAAATGCACATGTTAGATTTTTTACTACTGATCCTATTCCAGACAGAGAAGACAATCCAGCTAATATAACTTCATTAGAAGTAGTATATGATCGTTTACAAGATTGTGACCTTAGAGAGATATCTTATTTTAGTACTTTGTGTGATGTTATTATAGGAAAGAATTCTGGCCCATATGTCTTTGCAGAAACACATGAAAACTATATGGATCCTTTTAAATCATTTCTTTCTTTCAATACTAAGAATCCAGAGTTTGATGATATAAAAGAAACTATGTCAAACGGTTTAGACTTAAAATGTAAATACAAAACAGTACCTATACATTCTATAGATAAGCCTGAAAAGAAAGATGTGAAAGCTATTATGGAAGCTATAGAGGATGTTATTAAATGAAAAAAATAAAAGTTGCATTTACAGATACACATGATCACTTAGCTGCTTTCTTTAATCATCTACTCAGCATGAGATATAATGTAGAAATAGTTAAGGACGAAAATCCTGACTTTTTAATATTTGGTGATAAGAACTTTGGTGTAGATAATTTAAATTTTGATAAAGATAAAGTTACAAAGATATTCTATACTGGAGAGAACCAAAGACCAGAAGATTATGAATGTCATTATGCAATAACATTTGATCATAATTATTATGGTTGGCATTATAGATTACCTTTGTTTGTTATATACTTGTGGGCATTGAAGAATGTTCATAAAACTAAGTATGATAAAAATTATATTCTTAACCCAACTATAGAAAAGAAGTATGACTTTTGTTCCTTTGTAGTTAAGAATGGTGCACCTCCAGAAAGAAATGAATTCTTTGATCAACTATCACAATATAAGAAAATAGATAGTGGAGGTCCTCATAAGAAAAATATTGTTGGTGATTTAAAAACAGAAGAAGATAAAATTAAGTTCCTATCATCAAGAAAGTTTAATCTTTGCTTTGAGAGTATGAGCTATCCAGGTTATGCAACTGAAAAAATACTTCATGCTTTCTTAGCTGGTACTGTTCCAATATACTGGGGTAGTGAGACTATTGAATCTGATTTTAATCCAAGAGCTATGATTAATGTTCATAACTTTGCAGAATATTCTGATGTTATTGAATATATTAAAAAGATAGATAAAAGTGACCCACATTATGAATGGACAGTAAGTCAACCTAAGTTTACTAATAATATATTACCTTCATATATGTTTTACAATAATTTCTTGAATTGGTTTGAATCAATTGTATATCAGAAACAATTATCGAGATGAAGATACAGACATTTATATTCAACTGGCCAGGTGTTAAAGAAGGCAAGACACATTATGAAATGGTCACTAAAAAAGAACAACAGTTTAATTTACTAAAAAAAGATCCTATAATAATTAACAGTGATGAAGAACATGATCAAACTCGCTGGCATAATATTGGTAATGATGGATACTTTACAGCTCAGTTTATGAAAGCATTAGAACTGTTTGATGGTGATATTCTTTTTCATGTTCAAGCAGATTGTTATTATGATAATTGGCAACCAATATATGATTCTGCCATAAAGTATTATAAGAAATATAAATGGGGCATCTATGCTCCTAACGTAGATTACACTTGGTATACATCTGAAAGAACAGATTTAGATATGTTTAAGATACCTGATGAAAACTTAAAGATGGTAGCTAATCCAGATTGTACTTGTTGGATGATTCATAAAGATATATTAAAAGAAGCTGTTAAGAGAAAGATAGACTTTGCACCATATAAGATGGGTTGGAGTTTTGATATTGTATATACTGCATTATCATATATGTTAAAGAGACCTGTGTTGAGAGATTACAGATACACAGTTAATCATCCTCAAGAAACAAATTATAGCAAACCTCAAGCTGAAATAGAGATGCATAATTTTTATAATTCATTACCTGAAGAACTAAAACGTCCTTTTGCTATGATAAAAGGTGACATAAATCAACTTGCGGAATACTATAAAAAATGATTGAACTTGATTTTTTCCAAACTAATGATGAGATATCAAAAATATTAAGTGATGGTAAACCAGCAAGTATTATGAGAATAGATAATACAATGGGATATGTCTTTGATAGTTATAATAAAGGCGTTGAACCTGTTGATGGTTTTTTTAATCATAATACTTTTATTGAAGGTGGTGTTTATCCTATAGATAAATTATGGTATCAAAAGAATGTAATACCACCAGTTGAAGCATCAATGCAGAATAGTGATATATTAGGATTTGTTGATATGTCTGGTGATATAAGAAAAGGAACATATTTAAATAAATTTGATGAGAATAAAAAAGTCTTTGGTGGTGATTCATTTTTAATTATGGATCCTGGAGCTATACTTGGACATTCGACACAATATGGTAAGTTAGATAATCCTTGGACAAGTAACCTTAAAGATAAGAAAGTATTAGTTATATCAACCCATGCTGAATCTATAAAACACCAATGGAATAATATAGATAAAATCTGGGGTGATAGTAGAAAAGATATTGCACCTTTCGAGTTAGTTGATTGTATAAGATCACCATACCATCCAATGATGGATAGCAGACAACCTCCTAACTGTAAAGACTGGTTACAATCAGTTGAATATATTAAAGAACATATTGATAATTATGATTACGACGTTCTACTTGCAGGCTGTACAGTTTCATCTCCTCTTTACGCAGAACACGCAAAAAAGAATGGTAAGATAGGAATACAAACTGGAGGAACAATTCAATTATTTTTTGGTCTATTAGGTTATAGATGGACGAAGGTACCAGGTTATAGTACTTGGCATAACATGTATAATGAACATTGGATTGAACCTCTGAAAGAAGATCATTCACAAGGTAGAACGAGACTACAACATTTAGAAGCTAACTTTGCATATTGGTAAACATGAAAGAACAAATACTTGAGTCGGTAAAAAAATTATTAGATAGTAAAGAAAAGAAATGGGAAGCAGGTAAGGACATGGTTAACTATGCTGGTCCTTATTTTGATTCCAGTGAAATAACTTCTGCTATAGAATCATTACTTGATGGTTGGTTAGTGATGGGCAAGAAGTGTATGAAGTTTGAGAAGTTATTTCCAAAACAGTTTGATAAGAGATATGGTGTGTTAACTAACTCTGGATCAAGCTCTAACCTTCTTATGATGGCTGCATTAAAGTCTAAAAGAACATATAACTTTCCAGATGGTACTAAAGTACTAACTCCTATAGCTGGATTTCCAACTACACTCAATCCTATACTTCAACATAGAATGGAACCTGTCTTTGTTGATATAGAACAAGAATCTTTGAATCTTAATCTTGATCAAGTAGAAAAAAAGCTAATTGAACAACCAGATATAAGAATAATAACATTTGCCCATGTCTTAGGTAATCCACCTAATATGGATCGTCTAATAGACATAATAGACAAATATAATCTTATCTTATTAGAAGATTGTTGTGATGCTTTAGGTTCAACATATGATGGTAGACCTCTTGGTTCATATGGTGATATGGCTTCATGCTCGTTCTATCCAGCACATCATATGACAATGGGTGAAGGTGGATTTGTAGCTTGTAAAGATGAACACTTAGAAACAGTTGTAAGATCTTTTAGAGAATGGGGTCGTGGTTGTTATTGTGTTGGTCCAAAAGCTAATGCTCTAAAATGTGGAACTTGTAATAAAAGATTCTCTGAATGGATACCTGCTTTGCCTGGTGAAATATTTGATCACAAATATGTGTATGAGGAGATTGGATATAACTTAAAACCAATTGAGTTGCAAGGTGCAATGGGTCTTGAGCAGTTAAAGAAGTTAGATAAGATACACGAACTAAGAAGAAAGAACTTTACATTACTTTATAACATATATGAAAAATATGAGGAATTCTTTCATCTACCAAAAGCTACAGAAAAGTCTAATCCAAGTTGGTTTGCCTTTCCATTAACAATAAAGAAAGGTGCTCCATTCAAGAGAGATGATATAGTTGATTACTTAGAAGAATCTAAGATACAGACAAGAACATACTTTGGTGGTAACATTATGTTACAGCCTGGTTATGATCATATAATGCCACCAGATATGGCTAAGAATGAATATCCAGTTGCAACTCATGTTATGTTGAATACTTACTTCCATGGAACAAGTCCAGTTATAACAGAAGAGCAAATGAAATACATTGGTAATCAAGTTGATGGCTTTATGAGTTTATTTGTATGAAGAGTATATCTAATGCTGCTTGGAATATAGACGGTCAACCTATGTTTAAGTATCTTGACTATGCTAAGATGTTAGAGAGTCAAGGTAAAGATATGATTCATTTAGAAATAGGTGATCCAGATTTCAATACTCCTTCTAATGTTACATTAGCAGCTATTAATGCTTTATCTAATGGTGATACACATTATACAAGTAGCTGGGGTGATCCTGAGTTTAGAGAAGTAATAAGAACTGCAACATATTGGAGTAGAGGTTTTGTTCCTGATCTTGATCAAGTATTAGTAACACCTAGTGCAAACATTTGTATATTTTATGCTATGTTTGTTTTATGTGAAAAAGGTGATGAAGTTATAGTTCCTGATCCAGGATTTGCAACATACTTTAGCAGTGCTAAGATGTTAGGATTAAATGTAAAAAGAGCTCAACTAAAAGAAGAAAATGGATTTAGATTACAAGCAAAAGATGTTGAAGATCTTATTACAGATAAAACAAAATTAATAATAATTAATAGTCCTAACAATCCAACAGGTGCTGTTATGACAAAAGAAGAGTTGAAAGATATATATGATGTTTGTGTTAAGCATGATGTCTATTTGTACTCTGATGAAATATACAGTAAACTAATATTTGATGGATATGAATTTACAAGTCCTTCCAAGTATGATGAATGTAAAGAATATGTTATTTTAAGTAATGGATTCAGTAAAGGATTTGCAATGACAGGTTGGAGACTCGGTACATTAATAGGTCCCCCAACTGTAATAGAACGCATTCAAGCGCTGCTTCAAACAACGAGTAGTTGTGTTAGTCCTTTCATTCAAAAGGCCGGTATAGAGTGTATACAAGGTCCTCAAGATGATGTTAAAAGAATGTGTAAAGAATACAAAGAAAGAAGAGATTTACTCATATCAGGTTTGAATATGATAGATAGATTTACATGTGATACACCTGGTGGTGCATTCTATGCCTTTCCTAATATAACAGGTACAGGTTTAAGTGACGTTGAAGTATCTAAACAGTTAATGGATAATGCAGGAGTAGTAACTTTACCAGGAAGTTGTTTTGGTGAATATGGGTCAAATAACATTAGATTATGTTATGCTAATAGTAAAAGAAATATTAATGATGCATTGGTGAGAATAAATGAGTGGACAAAGAGTTTGTGATTGGATAGCATATCATCTTTATAATATTGGTGTAAGAAATGTACACGGTATTATGGGTGGTGGTGCAGCTGGTTTAAATGATGGATTTATCAAACATGGTAAGATTAATTATGTCTGTTATCATCATGAACAAGGAGCTGGTCATGCTGCTATAGGTGAATCAAAGTATACAAGTGAACTATCTGTTGTTAATCCAACAACTGGTTGTGGAGGTACTAACTGTGCTACAAGTGTATTAGATGCTTGGCAAGATAATGTTCCAGTACTTTTTTTAAGTGGTAATGTTAAACTTGCAACATGTTCTGGTCATATCAATAAAGAAAAAAATATCAATATAAGAAAGTATGGTATACAAGAACATCATATAGTTGACACATACAAATCTATGACTAAGTTTACTAAGTTTATAGATGATCCAGCTGACGTATATAACACAATAATTGAAGCAATTGAAATAGCACTCACAGGAAGAAAAGGACCAGTGTGGATTGATATTCCAGGTGATATTCAGTTATCTCCTATGGTTTTTCCATCATTAGAAAAGTCCTTTAAAATCAAGGAGTTATCTAGCTACAGTGTTGATAGTGATACACTAGATATCTTAATGAAAAGGTCAGAGAGACCATTAGTGTTAGCTGGTTATGGAATACGTCAAAGTAATACGGTTGAAGAGTTTAAACAATTTATTGAACAAAGAAACATACCTTTTGTAAGCACATATGGTGGTAGAGATTATTTTCCAAATGATAGTAAGTATAGTATTGGTGCAATAGGTCAAAGAGGAAGTAGAGCTGGCAACTTTGCATTACAAAATGCTGATCTGTTAATTATACTTGGCAGTTCTTTGAATGCAAGTGCAATTGGGTATGATCCAAAACAGTTTAGTCCTAATAGTATTAAAGTCTATATTGACATAGATCAAAATGAATTAGATAAAGATATAGTAAATGTTGAATATAAATGTGATATGGATCTAAAGGATTTCTTTAATGATGTAATTTATACTCACGGTCCAAATTTAAAAACTGGCTTTGAAGAATTAAATGTTGAATGGATTGCAAAATGTAATTACTGGAAAGAAAAATGGCCAGTAATGCAAAAAGAATATGAAGCTGATAATACTGATACACCTTTGAATCTATATGCTGTGTTAGATGCAGTTAACAAACATAGTGGTCGTGATGATATATTAATGGGTGATGCTGGTAGTATAAGTTATGCTGGACCTGTTGCATTGAATCCAAAGTATGATCAAAGACTAATTTTTAGTCCTGCACAAGCTGATATGGGTTGGGCAGTTCCAGCTAGTATTGGTGTGGCTATGGCAAGTAATAAAAATGTTATTGCTATAACAGGTGATGGAAGTTTTATGAGTAATGTTCAAGAGTTATCTGTCATTCGTCACCATTGTTTGAATATAAAGATTATAATTCTAAACAATAGAGGATATTTGAGTATCAAGAACACACAACAAAAGTATTTTGAAAATAGAGTGTATGGTACAAGTGATAAGACAGGTTTGGAATTTCCAGATTATGCTAAGTTAGCTGATTCATTTAGTATTCCATATTACTTAATAAAAAATAAAGGTGATTACAATAATGGTATCTTTTATGGACTAGATAGATTTGAATCTATATTAGCTATAGAAGGTCCTGTTTTAATTAACTGTATATGTTTAGATGATCAAGAGATACTTCCTTCACAAGCGTTAAAGAATGGTAAACAAGCAGGTCTACATGATATGACACCATTCTTATCTGATAAAGAACTTAAAAATGAAATGATAGTTGATATATGAAAAATGTATTAATAACTGGAGCAACAGGTTTCATAGGTAGTTACTTAGTTGAAGAGTTTGCCAAAGATAATTTAGTTATAGGTTTTATGAGACCTGGATCTAAGAGTGTAAAAAGAATGGAAGATCATGCAAGACCTTGGAATAAAACTTACATAGAACACGATATAAGAAAACCATTTAATTACAATCATAAAATTGATATAATATTACATGCTGGTGGTAATCCAAGTTCTGAAAGTAGTTTTTATGATCCTTATTCAATGGTAATGGATAATATAGTTGGTACAGCTAATGTGCTTGAGTTTGCAAGACAGAATGATATTAAGAGAGTAGTTTATTATGGTGCAGCAGAATCATATGGACCAGCTAAAGATATAGAAAGAGGAACTATTGAATCTGATGCATACTATTCATTAACTCCATATGCAGCTTGTAAGTCTGCTGGAAGTGAATTGTGTATGGCTTATTCAAATAGTTATGGAATAAAAGTTAGTGTGTTAAACATAGCTAACACATTTGGTGAAAAATGTCAAACCAATCGGTTTCCTATAATAGTTTTAAAAAAATTAATTGAAAATAAACCAATTACTATTAATAAAGGTAGTGATGGTTCAATAGGTGGCAGAAGATGGTTTCATGCTGAGGATGTTGCATTACAAACAAGATACATTTTAGACAATCAAGAAAGTTTAAATGATGTTTGGAATTTAGCAGGTAAAGATTTTATTGATAACTTAACCTTTGCTAATATGATAGCAGATGCATATGGTCAATCGTTAAAAGTAAAATATGATACAGTAAAAAGATCTGGTCATGAATCATTTATGTCACTATCACCAAAAAAACTTTACGACTTTGGATGGAAAGATCCATATACTATTAATGAGAGAATAAAACAAATGGTAGAATGGTATAAAGAAAAGTATGTAGAAAATTATAGGTGGATATATGACTAAAGCTGTTTATGTAACTGGTTGTTTAGGTTTCATTGGTTATCATTTAACCAAACAATGTTTAGAAAATAATTGGCATGTATATGGTATTGATAAACAAACATATGCTTCTAACACACAGTTTTTAGAAGAACTTAAATCTTATCCTAAGTTTAAATATTTATGTGAAGATATTAATAATTTACAACGTATACATGATTGTGATTACTTTATAAACACTGCAGCAGAAACTCATGTTGATAATAGTATTAAATGTAGTAATGCATTTTTAGAAAGTAATATTAATGGTGTACATAACATATTAAAACTTATACAAGTTAAAAAACAAAGACCAATACTTTTACATTTCAGTACAGATGAAGTATATGGTGATATAGATGTTGGTTCATTTAAAGAATCCAATCTTCTAAAACCAAGTAATCCATATTCAGCTACAAAGGCAGCTGCTGATATGTTGATACTAGCTTGGGCAAGAACATTTGATATAAATTATGTAATTGTAAGACCAACAAATAATTATGGTACTGGTCAATATGTTGAGAAGTTTATTCCTAAAGCAATTAAATATTTGACATTAGGTAGAAGAATAATATTACATGATAAAGGTTTACCAAGAAGAACTTGGTTACATGTAAGTGATACAGTGTCTGCAGTAATGCAAATAATAGAGAGCAAACAACAAAATGAGATATATAATATAAATGGCAATTACGAAGAACAAAACATTGTCGTAGCAAAGAAAATATTGTATAATTATGGAATACTAAATGACGAAGATGATTGGATTGATGATACAGAAAAAAGACTTGGTCAAGATGTGAGATATTCAGTAAACGATAACAAACTTAAAGAAATTGGTTGGCATCCTGAAGCTGATTTTGATAAGGAGTTAAAAATAATAGTAGATTATTATAAGAAGAATTTTATATGGTAAAGTTATTAACAATGAGTGTATGGGGTAATGATCCAAGATACATCATTGGTGCAAGACAACAAACAAGATTAGCAAGTCAATTTTATCCAGATTTCACTGTAAGAATTTATACAGATGATGCTGAAAAGTTTAAAGTATTACTTCCTTGGTATGATGTAGAGATACATGAAAGACAAGATAGCAATGGTGTCTTTTGGAGATTTGAACCTATGTTTGAATCAGAAGATAATATTGTTTTGGTAAGAGATTCTGATGGTCGTATAACTAAAAGAGAAGCTAGAGCAGTTAATGAATGGTTAGACTCTGATAAGACTTTTCACACTTTTAGAGATCATGAGTCACATTTAGAATATCCAATTATAGCATGTGCATTTGGTTATAAAGGTAAACTACCTAAACAACAACTTGATGAAATGCTAGCTATTAAAAATCAACCTTTCTATTATACAAATGACCAAGTGTACCTACGAGATTCAGTTTGGCCGATAGTTAAAGATAATAGTATGATACATCAATATGATCAACCTGGATGGTTTAATGAGTCAAGAGAAAAGTTAAGAAATAGATTTTCTTTTTGTGGAAATGGTTATGATCAACATGATATGCCATTATATCCTCCAACATTAAAAGAATGTTCTGGTTTCGATCCATCTAATGTAAATGAGAAGTACAAATTTGATAAAGGAATACTTATAGATGAGAACATTCATAATAGTACCTACGCATAACAAAGAACATCTTATAGAACAAGTTTATGATGGTATAGCTTCAAATATTAGTAAACAATTAGATTATAAAATTATCTTTATAGCAGATGGTTGTACTGATCATACTATTAGTATAATAAACGATTATACTGAAAAACATAATCTACAAGATAACACAGTCTTGTTAACTGCTCCTGATGTTCATGAAATAAAATCTTTGAACATTGGACTGAGTTTTATAGAAGAACAATTTAAACCAGATGATAATGATTTAATATTTACTGTTCAAGATGATGTTGTAATACAAGAACCTAATTTTGATCTATATTTTAAAAAGTTAAATGAAAAACATAATAATACTGGTTATATAACTTGGAGACTTGGTTGTACTTTGTCTACAGATGGTGTAACATTAAATGAGTCAAACTTTGTTGAGTCTGAATTTGGTCATTGGTCTGTACACAAGATTGGTCCTCCTTTTCAACAGATTAAACATAAACAGTTTGCTATAACAGAAGCTGTTATAAGAAGTCCAACTTGTGTACTTTGGAAAAGGTACAAAGAAGTTGGTTTTTATAATGAAGAACTTGCACCGTGTGGATTTGATTGTCATGATATGAGTATTAGGATGAATAAAGCAGGTTATAAGAACGGCATACTTGCATTAAAATATCAAAGTGATGTTGACTGGGGTTCTACAAGAGAAAAGCCTCAGACAGAAGTTAATTCAAAAATAGGCGAGATATTTGAACGTAATAAAAAGCATGTAGTGCAAACATATAAAGATTATTTTAATTATGAGTAAAACTATATTATTGGGATCGAGTGGTTTTCTTGGTCCACAAATCTTATCAAAATATCCTTCGATACAATCCGTTGGTAGAACAACACCACCTAAGACAAGTCCACTTGTTCATACTTATTGTCCTTCGTTAGAAGAGTTACCAGAGGTATTAGATGAACAAGATTTTGATAAAGTTATTATGATGATTGGTAGTTCTAATCACACAGTTCTAAATGAACAAAGACCTCTTAATGTAGAAGCTATTGAAAAGAATGTGCTTCCAATGAAGAAGGTCTTTTCATATCTAAGAACAAGAAAATTAAAAAAGGTAATAACATTTAGCTCTATACTTTTATATGATAAAGAAGTAATGACTAATCCAGTCAAAGAACATACACCTTTAAAACCATATCAGAATGATTATATCTTTAGTAAGTATCTTGGTGAAGAAGTTGCAAGGTTTCATCAAGAAGTACCAAACATAGTTGTGAGGTTAACAAACATATATGGACCAACAACTGTACTTGGTAGACCTGATTTAGTTAATGAATTGGTTGAAGGTTTATTATTTGAAAAGAAAGCAAAAGTAAAAACAAATAAACCACAAAGAGACTTTATCTTTACTGAAGATGCATCAGATGCTATAGTTAGTTTATTGGATACTGATTATACAGGTCCAATAAATGTTGCTTCAGGTGTAATGCATTCAGTTGAAGATATTGTTAGTACATTAGAAGAACTAACAGGTATAGAGATAGAAAGAGGTAATGGTAAGCATACAGGTCATTTACAATTTGTAGCAGACATTACTAAACTAAGAGAATTAACTGGATTTGAACCAAAATATGATTTAAGAGCAGGTCTTGAGAAAACTATTATAAAAATGAAAGAAATGTATGCACAATCCTAAAGTAGCTGTTATTACACCAACTATTGGTACTAAACATTTAAAACAAAATTTAGAATCAGTGATGAATCAAACATATAAAAATATGATTCACTTCATAGTTGTAGATGGTCCTCAATACATGGAAAGAGCCCACACTATACTTGAACAAGTTAACAATCAAAGTAGAGAAGTAATATTTCTACCTGAAAACACAGGTCATAGTAATTACAATGGTCATAGAATATATGGAGCAGCTCCTTATTTAATTAATGCTGACTATGTAATGTTTTTAGATGAAGATAATTGGATTAATTCTTCTCACGTTGAAGATTTAGTTAAAGTTGCAGATAAGACCGATTGGGCATTCTCGTTTAGAAACATAGTTGATCAAGATGGTAAATATGTTTGTAATGACGATTGTGAAAGTCTTGGTAAGTGGCCAACATGTTTGAGTGATAAAGAATTCTTTTTAGATGTTGGTGCATACTTTTTACCAAAAGCATTAGCAGTTCAAATATCACCTGCTTGGCATAGAAGAGCTAGACATCCTGATGAGCAGCCTGAAGTTGATCGTTTGATAATGCAAATACTTTTACATAATCAATATACATATGATTCAACTTATAATTACACATTAAATTATAGAGTTGGTAATAGAGATGATTCAGTTAAAGCTGATTTCTTTCTCCAAGGCAATGAACACTTTATGCAAAAATACAATGGGAAGTTACCTTGGAAAAAATAATGTAATGTGATATAATTTAATTTTGTTATGGAGTTATTATGAAAATTAGTGGTGAAACACTTCAAGTGTTAAAAAACTTTGCGTCGATAAACACCAACATTGTATTTAAGCCTGGTGATACGATAGCAACTATATCGAGTGCAAAGAATATATTTGCACGTGCTAAAATAAAAGAAGAATTACCTAATCAGTTTGCAATATATGATTTGAATTCATTACTTGCAATGATATCTTTAGTTGATGATCAAGAAGTAAAGTTCGAAGATAATAAACTATCGATAGTAAGTGCAAGTGGTATGTTCGAATACTTTTATTCCAACCCAGAAGTAGTTACAGCAGCACCAGATGTTGCAATAGATCATGATGCAGTTTACAAATTTAAACTTACTGCAGAAGATATACAGATGATCTTAAAAGCAGCTGCAATAACAAATGCTCCAACTGTATCAGTTTCAAATAAGGAGCAAAGTGTAACTATAAAAGTTGGTGATAGGAAGAATGATTCATCAAATAGTTTTCAGAAAGTTATTGGGTCAGCGTTTGATGACTTTGATGTGTTTGTCGCAGTAGAGAACTTAAAAGTTATTCCTGATGCATATGAAGTATCGGTTGCTAAGACAAAGAATGGCAAAGCCAAGTTCTTACATTTTAAACATGAATCAAAGGAGCTGCAATATTGGATAGCAGCAGAGCCTGGATCTAATGTATGAGCGAAGAATTCTTATGGGTAGAGAAGTATAGACCAAAAACTATTGATAGTTGTATCCTATCGACAGAGTTAAAATCATACTTTGAAACTATCATTAAAAAAGGTGAAATGCAAAATATGTTATTTGCTGGTACTTCTGGTACCGGTAAAACTACTGTTGCAAGAGCTCTTTGTGAACAACTCAAATCTGATTACATACTAATAAATGGTTCAGAAGAATCTGGCATAGATGTTCTCAGAACAAAAATTAAACAGTTTGCATCTACTGTTTCATTTACAGGAAACACAAAAGTAGTTATATTAGATGAGGCTGATTACCTTAATCCAAGTTCTACACAACCAGCATTAAGAGGATTCATAGAGGAGTTTTCAAACAACTGTAGATTTATATTTACTTGTAATTTTAAAAATAGAATCATAGAACCACTACACAGTAGATGTAGTGTGGTAGAGTTTAAAATTCCATCTAAAGAAAAACCTAAAATAGCAGCAGGTTTTTTTAAACGAGTCTTACATATACTTAAAGAAGAGAACATACCTTCAAATGATAAGGTAGTGGCAAAAGTTGTAGAAAAACATTTTCCAGATTACAGAAGAACACTAAACGAATTTCAAAAATATTCTCAATCAGGAACTATAGATGAAGGAATACTTACAAACATAGCAGAAGTAAATGCAGATGAACTTGTTGTTTGTTTGAAAGAAAAAGATTGGAAAAGAATGAGAATGTGGGTAGTAAATAATTTAGATAACGATCCACAAAGTTTGTTTAGATTCATATTTGATACAATAATGCCATTAACTAATCAGGTACCGCAACTTGTCTTAACGATTGCTGACTATCAATATAAAGCAGCTTTTGTGAGCGATCAAGAGATTAATCTTGTTGCGTGTTTAACTGAAATAATGGCAGGCGTATCAATAAATGAAAAATGAAACTATATCACCTTTCACTTTTGTAAATTCAATTAATTATACAAAAGAAGATATCATGGTAGATGATATTGCTGAGAAACAATATATACCTTTTATAGTCAATAAAGGATTATCATTTACTCCAGATACTGTTGTATATGCAAATGAGATGAATTCTCGCCCCCATTTACAAAAGTTACTGCAATACCAATTTCTTATAAATATCGTCAGAAAGAAGAAAAGATTTAGTAAATGGATTAAGAAAGAAAAGATTGAAGCGATCGATATAGTGAAAGAATATTATGGATACAATACTGAAAAAGCACGTCAAGTAATGTCAATTCTCTCCACCGATCAAATTCAAACATTAAAGAAAAGGTTATACAAAGGCGGAACTGATGGCGCATGAGTTTTTTAACATAAACATAGAAGGTTACGTACCTTTAGAAGTTACACTTATACAACCAGATGATTTTTTGAAAGTCAGAGAAACACTTTCAAGGATCGGTGTTGCATCAAGTAAAGATAAAGTTTTGTATCAAAGTTGTCACATATTACATAAACAATCGAGATATTTCATTGTTCATTTTAAGGAGTTGTTTGCTCTTGATGGGAAACAAGCTGACCTTACAGATAATGACATTGAAAGAAGAAATACAATAGCTAAGCTGTTGTCTGACTGGGATCTAGTTAAGATAATAGATTCTGAACTGCATGTGAACATTGCTCCTTTATCGCAGATAAAGATTCTATCTTTTAAGGATAAAAATGAATGGTCATTGCAGTCGAAGTATAATATCGGTAAAAAACGATAAACCCGCTGTGCCACATGGGCAGCATTTTTTAACTTGCTTATAAAGGAGAAACTAATGGTTGATTTAAATAACCCATTTTTTAAAGATTTTGATAAACTTTTTATTGGTTGGGACGACACCTACAATAAACTTACTAAACTACATGATGATGTGACAAAGAACATTCCAAACTATCCCCCATACAATATCAAACAGGTTGATGATAACCACTATGTGGTTGAACTTGCTTTAGCTGGATTTGCTAAGCAGGATATTGATGTTGTATTCGAAGAAGGTAAATTAACAGTCTCTGGTAAGGCTGCTGATGATAATGACAACTTCATTTTCAAAGGTATTGCAAACAGAGCTTTCTCAAGAACATTTGCTCTTGATGATACTATTGAAATAAATGATGCAGAGATGCTCAATGGTATGTTAAAAGTATTCTTAGAAAGAATAATTCCAGAACACAAAAAAGCAAAAAAGATAGATATAAAAGACAAAGCTGCAAAAGCTAAAGCACATTTTGCTGAAAAGGAATTATTAACAGAAGAATGAAATTAGGAATAGCTAAAACCAAGAAAGGTGCCTGGTTCTTTGAAGCCAGCACCTTAAATGGTCAAATCATTATAATTGGAATACATACCTCTAGAAGTTTTAGTTTTATGAAAATATTTTACACCGAAGAACAGGCTACGAGTTACATTGCCAAGCTCACATCTAAGGCGTATAATTAATATAAATGAGGAGATTATTATGAATTCACGAATTATTATTATGATGTTTTTATTCATGTTTTTATCAGCATTTACTATTAATGCTTATTCAAGAACAGTTACAGTCCCAGTTATTAGTGTTCAACCTATGGAAGTTGCTCAAGCTAGATTAGTAAAAGGAACAAGATGTACTCCAATGGTTACTGGATATAATAACGGCAGAAGAGGTACTGAGTTTGGTCAGATAATTGGTGGTGTAATTGGTAGCATGGTAGGTAAATCTGATAGTGATAGAAGAATTGGTACTGCCATGGGTGTTATTATAGGTGGTAGAATTGGTGAAAGACATAATACAGCACCAGGTGTAGTATATGGTAAAACTCATTGTGGAGATACTTATTCTAACCAAGTACAAACTATCATAGAAGGTTACAAAGTTACTTACAAGTATCATGGAAGACTTGAGACAGTTATACTCAACTATGATCCAGGTTCTTATGTTACATTGGAAACAACTACGAGAGTTAGATGAAAAAAGAAGCTATTAAAGCGTTAAAAGCACATGCTCTGGGTGAGATTGAAAAGCACTTATATAATATGGAAGTTTTATTAAACAATCCACAAGGTATTGCTGAACACCCAGATCATATCGAAACATTACAAAAAGAGATAGATCAAATAGCAACACATCACGAAAGATTAGAGGTTATTGGACATTATTTTCAAGTACGCTAACTGAGGATAATTTTTGTGATGTATATAAGGATAGTTTGCTTTATCAAGTATCTTTCTTGCATACCTAGTAAACCGTCCATCACCAACTACATTTATTCTAAATCCCAAATAACCATAAGATATTATTAAAGTTTTATAAATCCAAGGATTAAGTATTATTTCCTTACAAAAAGGCAGCTTTAATGTTATCCATTCTTTTGTTGGTGTAACACCGTCATTATAAACTTGTGATTTAGGATGAATGATTTCAATTATATAATTATTCAATGTTAATGAACAATCATCTGTAATAACTACTATCTTTTTTTTGTATGCCATATTATAGTACTCAATGCTGATATTTGATTTAATACTTCTTGTGGATCTCTTTCGGTTACAGGAAAGCAGCCTGAATCTTTATAATTTTTTTTAACGTGCAAACATTGAGAATGTGTGTTATAAACATCAACTAAAGTTACTGTAGTTGGAGATGATAAAAATATACATGCCCAAAGTATTTGATTCATTTAAACCATTTCCATACCATTGCTTCTGTCTTATATACACGTGTATTAAATTTACATCCTCTTTTATCCTTTATTCTTTCTACCCACTTAAATGCACCATGTGTATCAACACACTTGTAATAACACGTAATAACTTGTTCTTTACCTAATTGAAACTGTTCAAGATGATTCTCATCAAAATGTTGTAATGTACACTCATAAATGTCTTTATTTGGTGGTACAAAAAATTTTGTATTTGTTTTAGCATGCAATCCAAATATGCTAAAAATTGATGTCATTAAAATAAAAAAAACCATAACAAAAAATATTGCTATCATATAAATTAATTTGCCCATAGTTTATATTTTTCCATTTTTAAAATAGATTCAAATGCCTTTGAACTATTATATCCAATTACAAAACCTAAGCCAACATACAAACCAAAAATAGGTAATAGTGTCATTCTGTTTCCTTTTTAAAGATATTATTGTCAACGCAGCTTATTCTATAATTGCTTGGTGGCTTTTTTTTATCGTACATAACTTGATACCAAGAAGCAATTTGCAGTCCTGATGTAACTAGTAAAATAGTATCATCCTCATTAACCACTGCGTATTTTTTAACTGGCGGTAAATCCACATCCATCATTACTTCTTACTCATCCATGCTGTAACACCCATGAATGCACCAGCAACACCTGCAGCTGCAATAAAGTATGTTGGTGCAATAGTTGCTAACAAATCAGCAGACTTAGTTAAACCAAACCATTCACAAATCATAATACAAGCTGGATAACTAATCATACCAACTAAAGCATACCATGCCATCATTCTTTGGTGTTTTTGTCTTCTATTCAATCTTTCTATTTCTTCTATCTCTTTAATATCATTTATTTCATTATCAGTTATTTCACCGTCGTCGTCAATATCATATTTTTCTAATACTGACCCTGGTTGTAATCTTTTTCCTTGTGTTGTTTTTGCTTTAACCATTAAATTTCATCCTTACTTTGAAAAGCTGGTGCACTCATTATGAATTCAATTGACCACCACATAAACCAAACAGTGAATGTTATTAGGACACCTGCTATAATAGATTGTTTCACTATATTTAGAAATTTCTTTTTTCTTCTCATTTGCTCATATATCATTTTCTCGCGATCGGCTTTTATTTTTCTGCGACGCTTAATAAAATCTTTGTAGCCGTCAAGCCCAAGATGGTGAAGCTCTCCCCATGTGAACATATGACGTATTTCTTTTTCCATTTCATCTATTTTTCTTTTAGCTATAATTTGATCAAATGCTTCGCTTGTTTCATTCTTAGCAAAACCTATTTTTTCAAACATTCCTGGTTTCTTCTCTTCCACATCTTTTATACATTCATTTAAGTCACTAACATGGCCAGCCCATTTCGAAAGCTGTTTGTAAATATCTTCTGCATCCTTTCCTGCTTGCACTACTTTCTTTATACCAGTGAAAGCAGTCGTAGCAAGAGTCAAAACAGTAATTGGATCCATATTTTCCTTTTAGTTACGTTGTTCTAAAATCAATTTGATAGTACTATAATGATATGAGTTTCTTTTATACTAATGTTTACGGTCGTGGAAATTATGTCTACTTTAGAGGCATAAAGGACGACGAACGTGTAAACTTAAAATTACCATTTCAACCAAGTTTGTACAAACGCACTCATAAAGATTCTAAATTTAAAACACTCGAAGGCAACAACCTTGAGAGAATTAAATTCAAAGACCTCTACGGTGCTAAAGATTTCATAAAGAAGTATAGGGAAGTGTCGAATTTTCCCATATACGGCAACACAAACTACGCATATCAATTAATAAGTAAGTTCTTCCCCAATGACATAGAATTCGATATGTCTTTAATTAAAATACTCACTATTGATATAGAGACTTCGACAGAATATGGATTTCCTGATCCAAGAACAGCTCAGGAACAAATACTATTGATAACAACTCAAGATTTCAATACCAAACAAATAACTACGTTTGGATGTAAGCCTTTTATATCAGAACAAAATAATGTTAATTATGTTCAATGTAAAGATGAATTTGACTTGTTGCGCAAATTCATAACTCACATCAAAGACGACTATCCAGACATCATAACTGGCTGGAATGTTCAGCTCTTTGATATAGCCTATTTATCCTCACGTATAGTTAAAGTGCTCGGGGAAAGTGCTGTTCAAGAATGCTCGCCATATGGCACGTTTGTAACGAAAGAAGTGCCGTATGCCAAGGGCAGAACACAACTGGCATATGAGTGGCAGGGCATATCAATACTCGATTATATGCAGTTATATAAGAAGTTTGCATATAAAACACTTGAATCTTATTCTTTGGACTTTGTATCTAAAGAAGAGTTAAATGCACAAAAAGTAAAACATAATTATGAAAACTTTAAAGAGTTTTATACAAAGGATTGGAAACTATTTACTGAATATAACATTGTAGATGTGGAGCTTGTTGATCAACTAGAAGATAAGATGAAGCTAATCAATCTTATAGTTACAATGGCTTATAATGCAAAGTGTAATTATATTGATGTGTTCTCTTCGGTAAGAACTTGGGATTGTATCATTTATAACAAACTACTTAATGATAATATAATTCCAAGAACAAGATTTGATCAAGATCAGATTGTTGATAGAATGATACTTGGTGCTTATGTTAAAGATCCAAAACCTAAGAAGTATGATTGGGTAGTGTCGTTTGATGCTACATCTCTATATCCATCTATAATGATGACGTACAATATGTCTCCTGATAGTTTGATTGAAGGAGAAAAGCATTTGGGTGATACAGAAAAATCTATTGATATGCTGATTGATGGTAAGGTTAATACATCTAAACTAAAAGATGATGACATAACAATGGCTGCTAATGGTCAATGTTTTAGAAAAGATAAGACTGGTGTTTTACCTGAACTTATTAACTGGTACTTTAGTATGAGGCAGAAAGTTAAGAAAGAAATGATTGATGCTCAAAAGAAAGGTGATCTTGAGCATGTTACAAGTCTTAACTCTAAACAAATGTCAGCTAAGATTCTAATGAATAGTTTATATGGTGCAAGTGGTAATCAATACTTCAGATATTATGATACAAGGATTGCTGAAGGCATTACAATGACTGGTCAGTATATAATTCGTTTTGTTGCAAAGAGAGTAAATGAATATTTAAATAAGATATGTAAAACTAAAGATGTTGAATATTCATTCTATTCAGATACTGATTCAACATATATAACACTTGGTAAGTTTGTAGAACAAAACTATGCTAATAAATCTAAAAAGGAAATAGTAGAAATATTAGATAAGTTTTGTGATACAGCTCTTACTAAAGTTATTGATAATGCATGCAATGAAATATTCGAATACACAAATGTATATCAGAAACGAATAACATTCAAACGAGAAGTAATTGCTGATCATGGTGTATGGTTAGCTAAGAAAAGATATGCGTTGAATGTTTATGATTCAGAAGGTATAAAATATGATCCTCCAAAACTTAAAGTACAAGGTATGGAGATTGTTAGATCATCAACACCACAATCTGTAAGAACAGCTTTGAGGTCATCTGTAGGTTTTGTTCTTACAAAGACAGAAGATGAGTTACGAGAATTTGTAAAAGATCTTGAGGAGAAATGGTATAACTTATCACCACAAGAGATTGCGTTTCCTCGGACTGTAAATAACGTGGGTAAGTATAGAGATGCTAATTCAATTTTTAAAAAAGGAACTCCTATACACGTTAGAGGAGCTTTGATGTATAATCATCTTTTGAAAGAAAAAAGATTAGAAACAAAATATCAAACTTTATTAGAAGGTGATAAAATTAAGTTTGTATATCTTAAAGAACCCAATCCATTAGGTACAAATGTTATAACTTTTCAGAGTAGTATACCACCTGAATTTAAAGTTTCAGAATATGTAGATTATCAGATGATGTTTGAAAAAGCATTTCTCGATCCTCTCAATTCACTTCTTGCATGTGTTGGATGGAAAGTAAAAGAAGAGGCTACGCTTGAAGGATTATTTAGTTAGGTTACTCATATTGATTATTATTGTAATTGCATTTATAATGGGTTATTATAGCGAACTATGTAGAGGTGTGTTATGTCCTTAATGGAAAAAATAAAGAAAAATTCAACAATAAAAGATACCGACATTCTTTCAGAATCAAAGTTTTTTAATTCGAAAGATATGATTCAAACTCCAGTACCAATGCTGAATGTTGCATTATCAGGTAAGATAGATGGTGGTTTAACACCAGGTCTTACAGTATTTGCTGGTCCATCTAAACATTTTAAAACTGCATTTGCATTATTACTTGCAAAATCTTATATGGAGAAATATGATGATAGTGTTGTTTTGTTTTATGATTCTGAGTTTGGTTCTCCTCAATCTTATTTTGAGTCCTTTGGTATTGACACAAATCGTGTGTTACACACACCCGTCACAGATGTCGAACAGCTTAAGCACGACTCTATGCAGCAGCTTAACAATATTGAACGCGGTGACAGGATTATATTTATTGTCGACTCTGTTGGCAATCTAGCATCAAGAAAAGAAGTAGAAGATTCATTATCTGGCAAATCAGTAGCTGATATGTCCAGAGCTAAACAATTGAAAAGTTTGTTTAGAATGATAACACCTCATCTTGCAATAAAAGATATTCCAATGGTTGTAGTTAACCACACTTATAAAGAAATTGGTTTATATCCTAAAGATGTTGTATCAGGAGGTACAGGTGTTTATTATTCAGCAGATAACATTTATATTATTGGTCGACAACAAGAAAAAGATACATCTGGTTTAACTGGATATAACTTTATTATTAATGTCGAGAAGTCTCGCTATGTTAGAGAGAAAACTAAGATAGCGGTAGAAGTAAGTTTTGAAGGTGGAATAACAAAATGGTCAGGATTAATGGATGTATCTTTGGCTGGAGGATTTGTAACTAAACCTTCAAATGGATGGTATAGTAGGAAAAACGAAGAGCAAAAGTATAGATTAAAAGACACTTATTGTAAAGATTTTTGGTTACCAATCATATCAAGTAAAGAGTTTTTAGATTACATAGAAACTAAATTTAAATCAGCTGGTTCTAATTTAATGACTGGTAATTTATCCGAAGAAGATTTAGAGAAGGAATTTGAAAATGCTACGTGATGATTTGTATAAGCCTTGGTTTGCTGATAATAATAGATGGGGTTTTGAAGTTTTATCTGGTGATTATCAAGGTGTAATAATACAACTCGAAGAATTAAAATTTGAAGAAGTTGAAAAGAAATCAGCTATTGGAATAAATTATCATGTTATTCATAAACCTGAAATTATACCAAAAGAAGATATGAAGAATAATAATTTTCAGTCTTTAATCGACACTGTTGTTAATGATATATTAAATGAAGCAATGGAGAATTATGAACAGCATAGAATTAACGATACTAACGAACCTGGTTCACAATGAAGAGTACCTAAGAAAAGTAATACCTTTTCTTTCTAAAGATTATTTTCATAATAATGAACATAAAGAAGTATTTGAATTAATTAGTGGATTTGTAAAGAAATATAATAAAAGTCCAACATTAGATTCACTTGAAATAAGTTTACAAGACTTAACATTACCTGAAAATTTATTTAAAGATTGTTCAGATTTGATTAAGAATCTTAAACAAGACACCACTGAGAATATAGAATGGCTTACTGAAAGAACTGAATCCTTTTGTAAAGATAAAGCCGTATACAACGCTATATTAAGGTCTATATCGATTATAGACGGTAAAGATAAACAGTTATCAAAAGAAGGTATACCAGACATATTACAAGAAGCATTGTCTACTTGTTTTGATTCATCTGTAGGTCATGATTATATAGATGATGCAGAATCAAGATTTGATTTCTATAATCACAAAGAAGATAAGATACCATTTGATCTTGAATACTTTAACAAGATAACTGATGGTGGTTTACCAAATAAAACACTTAATGTTATAATGGCAGGTACTGGTGTTGGTAAATCCATGTTTATGTGTCATATGGCTTCTAACTGTCTTACACAAGGTAAGAATGTCTTATACATTACAATGGAGATGGCTGAAGAAAGAATAGCAGAAAGAATAGATGCTAATTGTTTAAACTTAGATATTAAACAGATTAAAGATCTACCTAAGACTATGTTTAATAACAGAATAAACAAGTATGCTGAAAAGACAAATGGAAAGCTGATAGTTAAAGAGTATCCAACTGCATCAGCTCATACAGGGCACTTTAAATCACTTCTAAATGAGTTGAATTTAAAAAGAGAATTTAAACCTGATATTATATTTATTGACTATTTGAATATATGTGCTTCTTCAAGATTTAAGCCTGGTTCAAATGTAAATTCTTATACATATATAAAAGCGATAGCTGAAGAATTAAGAGGTCTTGCTGTAGAATATAGTTTGCCTGTTGTGTCAGCTACACAGACTACGCGTTCCGGATACGCCAGTACTGATGTAGACTTGACCGACACATCCGAATCATTCGGGTTACCCGCTACTGCAGATTTTATGTTTGCTCTAATGAGTAATGAGGATTTGGAACAAATGAATCAACTCATGGTCAAACAATTGAAGAATCGTTATAATGACCCAACACTATTTAAAAGATTTGTTATTGGTGTTGACAGAGAAAAGATGAGATTATATGATGTAGAGAATGCAGCACAAAGTAACATAGTTGATTCCGGAGTAGAATTGGACGATAATAAATTAACAGATATGAGTTTTAAAAAACTATTCGATAAGAATGGAAATAATCAACCAGATTATTCAGGCATAAAGGTATGAGGGAGACATGTATTTAACTAACGATATTGATAATATATTAGATTCTAATAAGAGTTTATTTACCGATAAACATCTAACTTATAGAACTGTTCAAATGAGATTGAATAAACTTTTTAAGAAAGAATACAACGTAGTGTTCAAAGTAGAAAAGTATGATGACTTTGAACCTAATGCTGTAAGTTTCTCTGGTTTATATGATATGTTTGAAGATAAGATATATGTCATTTTAAATGTATCTAGTGATGTAAATACTATTATGGTTGACAAATGGAAGTATTTTAAGTTTCTATTATCTCAATGTATACAACATGAAAAGATTCATGAGTGTCAATGGTCTTATAGATCTTGTGATGAACCATGTCATATACAATGGAGAGAACCTGATAGTAATGATATTAATGCAGAGAGAGAATATCTTGCTGATAAAGATGAACTAGATGCATATGGACACGACATAGCTTTAGAAATAAAATACTTTTATCCTAATTCAGATCCATTAAAGGTGTTGTCTAACATAAATAATTATAAGAAGATTACTTCATGGAACTTTTATAAAAGAACATTTAAAGGTGTAGATTGGTTATCTTTAAAGAAGAATCTATTAAAGAAAGCATACACTTGGACAGGACACTGATATGGACTTATATGGATTTATTAGTATTGTTTTACAAATCGGAGCATGCTTAATGTGCTACTTTGCTGGTAAAGAGAATGGTGTGAGAGAAATCGTAGATACGTTAGTATCAAAGAGATTATTAACAGCTAAGGACTTGAAAAAATTAGAGAGTAACGGTTGACATTTAGATCTAAACATTAGATCATATAGATTGAGTAGTAAAACTTGAGTAGTATATTTTTTAACTTAAATGGAGATGTTATGTCAATTTCAGACAAAATCATGAATACCTTGAAGAGCGGTAAATCTTATTCAGCTGGTTCACTTGGTTCATTTTACAGAGTGAGTGCTAATTCAGTAAGAGCTCGTATTTCAGAGCTACGTAAGGCTGGTACTAAGATTACTGGTTTTGTAAACGGTAATGGAACCTTTGTTTATAAAAAAGGTTAAGAGGACTTAAAGTTTCATAATTCGGATACGGGCGTAACCTCCTCTCTTCCTCCCGCCCACCTTACAAGTATCCCAGGAAGGTCGTAACCTGGACTTTTTTACTAAACCCGCTACGGCGGGTTTTTTTATGTTTAATTAAAATACTAAATAGTTATATGTCAGATTCAGAACTACATACCAAAGTTAAAAAAGGTTTCGATAAAGGAATACCAA